TAACTCCGCCAGCGGTTGTGAGGTTAAACGGTGTAGTGCGTGCCTTCGGGCCACGCGCGAAACCAAGGAGACGATTCACAATGGTTTGCAGTTGCTTCGGGTTCGGTATGGCTTGCCATACTGCGAACTTCCGGACTGCGAACCTTCGTCACTCGGTCGTTTCCACCTCTTTCTTCTGGGACAAGGTAAGGTGCGAACCTCTGTCCCCTTCCCTAGACGCCAGCGTCCGGGGGAAAACGGTCTCTGCACGCTACAGAGACTACGCCGTCATGAGCGATGGGAGCTTGCGCTTTCCGTCGCGTCAATCAAGCGTAACCTACCTGCAGGTTGCAGCCGGTGTACACCGTCCGTACAGAAAAGTTGGTACAATTCTGTACGCTCTCAACCACCACCCCCATCCTCCGAGTACCTTACACACGTCCGGCGTTGTGTTGCTCGGTTCTTTCGTCCCGGCTGGGACGACAGGTACTACGACTTCGTTCGTAGTCACCTGCCCAATCCTACTGCCCGTGCAGGGGTGCGCTCGCGCGCTGACCTGCTCTGGGCCGGTAGAAGGGAAGAATTCTATACCTGCACTACCACGGAAACGGAGTTGCGTCCGTTGTTCGTGGGCAGGTACAAAGAAATCCAGTCTGCAGGGAAGAAGCGGCCAATGATCATCTTTGATGAGTCAGTGGATCTTCTCGGGCCTCTGCATAAGCTGATCTACTCCCACTTGAGGAGGTTCGGCTGGCTTCTTTGCGGTCCTCCGACCGTAGAAAGGATAGCATCTGTCTGCCAAGGCGCCGTCAACACCTCCGTTGACTTGACGGCCGCAACCGACGGTCTCGATCACTCTGTGACTGAGGCCATCCTCGATACACTGTTCTTCACCTCGGTGAAGGTCCCTAGGTCACTGCGTGCCTTGGCAGTGGCTTCTCTCTCGCCACTCTTTGTGGACCAGGAGGGAGTGTATCGTAGGATACGGCGTGGACAGATGCAAGGGGCCTACCTCTCCTTTCCCCTCCTTTGCCTTCACTCCTACTGTGCCGCCACCTGGGCGGCTCGGTTCGATGAGGGAGCATCGGTACTCGTGAACGGTGATGACACTGTCATTTCAGCATCACGGGGTGTCGGCGTGCAGGACTACCCTTCTGGGTACCGGCTCAACGCCGACAAGACGACCGTTGCGTCGAATGTGGTCGAGGTCAACTCGACCGTGTTCCTAAGGAGTGGAAGTAGATGGCGTGAGGTACGCAATCTACGGAGAGGTGGGGCTACGGCCGATTACCGTGGGATGTTGCACATGGCCGAAGCGTGTGCAAAAGCGGGTCCCGCGTTCGTTGACGCCTTCCAGAGGTGTCGAATCGGTCGTAGATGGGGTTTCCTTCCCTCACAACTAGGTCATAGGACCTACCCAGCCTGGAAGAGGGAGCTGGGCATTGGTCGTCTTCGGAACTATACGGATCTACCGGTCCAGTTCCATCCTCAAGACGAGCAAGGGTTGTATAGGGTGCACGGTAGGGCACCCACTGCCATTGAAGCCGAGGCTTTACGGAGCTTCCTTTGGGAGAATGGCAGGAGGGGAGGTTTGAAGAGAGACGAGTGGAATCCGTCCTGCGGTTCCATTCGTCGGACATACAGCTACAGGGCCCAGCCCTGTAGGTATCAGCTCAGTTTCGTCGGCTGGGCTAACCGGTGTCATGCCTCCACTGCTGTAAAGAGGCTCGAATTCTTCCTCCTCCCTGAGGGGGTCGAATCGGAAGAAGAGAGATGTGGGCTCATGAAGTTGGAGATGTTCCGCCAGGGACTATCTCCGCCGGCCTTGAGCGAGAGTGGTGAGTGAGACCAACATCGTCTCGGGGAGTCGCGGCTGCCATAGCCGTCCAAGGGCGGACTCTGTCTGCCCTATCTCCTTAAGGCGCGAAGTGTGGCGCGCCGCCGTGTTCAGCACTATGCGGTGTGCTGGTACCAGATTAGTGTGGGGCTTAAGAACCCCCGCGAAGTGGACACGGTGTCCGTAGGTAAAGTCAGAGATCGTGTAAAGAGTCCACGTGACTTACCGTTTAACGTGTTATCATCGGGCCAGCCGATGGCGTTACTCGGAGAGTAACCGTGGTGTCGGTCGACTGCGGACCGGGGAGAGAATGGACGAGTCGCCGCGGGGTATCATTAGTTTGATACAGGGCGACTCCGCTACGCCTCGTTACTGCCGTCGGGGCAGGGCGAGATAATTTCGCGTCGTAG